ATGGGGATGTTTTAACCCAAATAGACAATATTGTTACAACTAAGACACTTACAACCATGACTACCCGAACTATTATCAGTTTAGACACACAATATGACTTTAAGGGCATATACATAGATGATGGTGGTATTGGAGTTGGAGTTTTTGATCAATTACTAGAAGATCCACAAACTAGAAAGAAAGTTGTCGGAGTTAATAACTTAAGAAGAGCTATTGATGTTGAGGCAAACAGAAAAAAGAAGTTATTAAAAGAAGATTTATATAATAATCTATTAAGGTTAATGGAACAAAAGAGGATAAGACTTCTAGATGATCCAGAGATATTTCATTCTCTTAAGTCTGTTCAATATGAATATGTTGGAGGAGTAACTGAAGAAAGACAACTCAAGATATTCGGAAGGAACACACATATAGCTGAAGGGATCATCAGAGCAGCTTGGTGTGTAAAAGACAAAGTTTTAAATATATGGGTTCATTACTAAAAGCATGGTAACTATGACAACTTCAGGATCAGTAGTCATTAAGGCAGGAGCTAATGTTAATGAAGCTGGTTTGTCTGCTGCTAATGCCATCCCCCAGTTCATAAACGAGGCTGAGAGCTATGTTAATATCCAAACAAGATATAACTGGACTGATGCCTATTCTACTTTAAACGATGATGTTAAAATGATATTAAATGAAACTGTTTCAGACATTGCAGCTATCTATTGCATAGAGTTTGATATGAGTGGCTATACTTCTAGAGCAGAAGCTCTTACTATGCTCAATGTCTTATGGGACAGAGTAGGCTTAAATATCCAATTTTTAAAGAATGTAGAAAAGACTGACTTCATAAAGGACGCATAATGCCAATACCAATACACTTCCCACAACCAACTGAAGCTGTTCTTGCTAATTACGATTATGTTGATATTGCAGAAGGTACTGGATCAGTAAGATACTATATGATACAATACCAAACATCAGCAGGAACTACTTATGGATTAACTAGACAAGCAGATAGATCTGCCAATATATCAACATCTCCAGGAGGAACTGTAGAGTATGATCTAGATCTCCCTGCATTTAATCTACCTAAGCTAGTAAGAGGAACTGCTATCTTTGGAGCAAGTGGAGACAAAGGAAATGGAACACTTAACTTTACAGTTACATTAAAGAAATGGGATGGAACAACTGAAACCAATATAACATCAGCGATAACTTCTGATGATGGGGGAGTTGGAGAGGACTGGTTTATCTTTGAACTTCCAGTTACTACAGACACACATTTCAAGATAGGAGAGATCTTAAGATTAACAGTCTCAGTTGTAGGAACAGGAACGGCAAAGTGGAACCATGACCCATCAGATAGCGAAGGAGCTAATCCATCAAAGGCAGGCTTTATAAGTGTGCCTTTCAAGATAGACTTATAATGGCAGAATATAACTTAAGTTCAGCACAAGCATCTGACATGACTAATGTAGTTGGAGATGTCACAATACAGGCTGAAGTAACAGACGGAGCAAGTGAGGCTGGAGAAACAAGATGGACAAACCCAGACTGGAGCAAGTACTGGGGGTTCTTCAACAACTCTCCAGATCTAAAGTCTGCTATGCTTATGAAAGCTACATGGAATGTAGGAAAGGGATATGAAACAGACGAAGATACTAAGATAATACTAGAGAGAATTAACGGATGGGGTAAGGATACTTTTGATGATATTCTCTTTAATATGGAAGTTATTAGAAGAGTTAATGGAGATGCCTTTGCAGAGATCATAAGAAGAGATGACGGAACTTTGATTAATCTTAAACCTTTAGATCCATCTACTATGGTCATTATTGTAGATGCTAAAGGTATTATTGTAAGATACGAACAAGAGAGCAAAGTTGAAGGCAAGAAGCCAATTAAGTTTCAGCCAGAGGATATGTTTCATTTATCTAATAATAGACTAGCAGATCAAATACATGGTATCTCTGATATTAAGGTTATGGAAGAAACACTCTTAGCTGAGAACGAGAGTTTTACAGATATGAAGACTATCATGCATCATCAAGCTAGGCCTATGATTATGTTCAAACTTGGAACTGATAACACAACTAAGATCAATGCATTCGCAAAGAAGATGGACAATGCAGTCAAGAAAGGAGAGAACATATATGTACCTATAGATAAGGATGCTGTTGATTTTGAAGTTGTAAGTGTTAATGTCAGTCAGATAGTACTGGCTTGGAGGGACGACATTAGGAACAGGTTTTACAGAGCCTTAGGACTTCCACAGATCATCTTTGGTTCAGCAGGAACTACTGAGAGTGGGGGTAAGATAGAGTACTTAGCTCATGAACAGGTATTTGAGAAAGATCAGAGATACTTGGAAAATCAGATATTAAATCAATTAGGTATAACAATAGATCTTCTATCTCCAGTTTCATTATTAGAGAACTTACAAACTGATGAGAATAAAGATGCACAACAAGGCTTAGAAGTTCAGCCACAAGATGCATCTGTACCAACTAATACAACACCAGAAGGAGTGCCAAATGCAGTCTGAAGAACCTAGAAAGAAGAGAAAGAAACCTATAATAGAAGAACAGCAATTCAAGGCTGGGGGAGTTCAATTAACTAAAGAAGAGCTTGATATTGTAACTGGAAGAGCTGGGGGAATAGTAACACCAGCAATAAGAGAAGCAGAGGCCAACATTCTTAGAACAAAAGCTAGAGCTACTCCACAGCTATTAACAGAACCCCAGAGAGCAGAGATAGCAGCAGAACAAGCAGAACAGAGGAGAGCAGGATTTAGAGAAGCAGAGGGATCACAGGTTTTAGCAGAAGAACTAAGCCAACAGATATTAGAACCACAAACTTTAGAACCCACACCTGCCGAAGCTGTTGGTGGATTAGGACAAGCAGGACTTAGAGTTTCTCCATTAGAAGTTGATAGAGCTTTAGCTAATTATAAACTAATAACAGGAAAAGAGATAACTGCTGAGCAGTTCGGACAAACAGGGATAGGTAAGGCTATGGGTTTAATCCCATTCGCAGCAGGAGCAGCAGAAGCAGGACTAGGGTTGTTCCTTGCAGGTGGAGCTGCAACTACATTACTAGCAAAGACAGCAGTAGGAGCTAAGATAACAGGAGCAGCAGGATCTTCCACACTTCTAAGAACAGCAGTAGCAGGATTAGGTTTGTTTGTAGTTGGTAGAGGTGTATTTGATGCTGAAGGTGGAGAAATGGATAACTATAGATCAGCACTTAAAAAGGTTGTAGAAGATGGAGAGAGAATAGAAGCTGCTACAAGGAATGGGTTCCCTACAGGAGATACAATAGCCTTATTAAGAACTATGGCAGATGAGGTCTCTGTTGCAGAAAGAAGAATTAAAGAATTAGGTATTACAAATGCTCAATATTATGTAGATAAGGAGTACGAACTAGATATGAAGAATGTAAGATCTGCAAGAGCAGCACTATTAAGACGAGTTCTTGCAGTTGAGAATATAGCTGCAACAGGTATAGCAGCTGATAACCCTTCTGGTCTTCTATTTGATCTAGCACAATTAGATTTAGATGCTAAAGTAGAGGAGTTTGAGGAGATAGTATAAAGGAGGAACAACATGAAAACATCAGTAATAATAACAGGCTTGATTGTGATCGGAGCATTAACAGCCTATGCATTATATCTCGGTTTTGATGGGATTTTACTCACAGCTATTGTAGCTGTTATAGCAGCAGCAATAGGAGTAACAATACCAACACCAAAGATATTGAAAGGAGGAGATTAAAAATGAATGAAGAAGAAAAGGATGTCAAGGAAGAGAAGACAGAAGTTAAAACTGAAACAGAAACAACAGAAGATAAGGGAGACGGGGATGTCGCCGAAGAAGTCAAACTCGGACCTATAGAGAAAGCTGAAGCTGTTGCTAAAAGAGCAGAAGCAGCATCAGAAAGACTAGAGAAAGCTAATGCTAAATCTGAAGAGTTAAAAGCAAAAGAGATACTGAGTGGAAAGACAGAAGCAGGGGAAGAGAAAGAAGAGAAAGAAGAAACTCCAGCAGAGTACAAGGATCGGATCATGAAAGGAGAATGGCCAGAAAAACCAAAATCTTAGTAGTTATCTTATTAATAATCATATCATTCGGAGCAGGATACATGAAGGGTTCAGTAGATACTGTTTCAAAGATGATAGATATTGGTTCAGAACTTCTAGAGATTGATCTATCTCCAAGAGCTAAACAGATGTTTATTAGCAATCCAGCTTTAGCTTATCAGATAATAGAAGGAGCAGGAGCAACAAACTACACAAATCCTTTCGCAAAACATCCGCAAGCTAGTGTTCATTGGGAGTATTGTATGGTAACCACAGGAGACTATGATAGATGCTATGCAGCTGGAATAAATAAATATGGAGAATGGGCAAATGATTGAAAATAAGAAGATAGGACTGAAGATAGCTGAAAATACAGAAGAAGCTGTATGGGAGAAAGTAAGACAAGCATCAGAAACCAGAATAAAAGCTATTGAAGAGAGCCTTATAGTTGAGAGAGAACTGCTGAAACTAGCTAAGAAGAAACTAAAATGAATATGTTTCTTTTAACTAGAGGTATGAAATGGCATAGAGATAGGTTTGTTGAACAACTAGCTAACCTCTGGGTACCTTGGCATATAAAAGGAGAGAAAGGTAAGAAAGCAGATAAAGCTGTGCAAGTGTTATTACAACCAGTAGAGATGTGGAGCTTATGCTTTCCAGAAGAGAACTTAGATAAGATGTTAAGGACATTAGAACCTTGGGATCAGATAGGAATAACCAGCGAAGAATGTGCTTCTCCTAAGAGAAAGCTATCTTTAGCTATGTTAAGAAAAGGACTAGGTTTAAAGAAACTTCCTAAATGGGATAAGAAAGATGGATCTAGATTTCCTCTATATAAGGATCATATGCAGATCATAGGGATAGGAACTAAAGAAGATTACAGAGATGAAAATGGAAATGAATGTTTGTGAGTTGATTTTGAATTTAAAACATCAATATCCTAAAGAACTGAAAAAGGAAATAGAGAAACTTAAGAATGAAGAAGAAAAAGATAATCACTGGCTTAGCTGAATTTAGGATCAGACTTAGCAGAGGACTTGGAGTAGTCTATGACTTCAGACAAGCTATGGTGTTCGGAGCAGCAGCACAGATAATCTTAAAGCTGTCTATCTTCTGGGCAATAGTAGCAACTCTTGGAGCATATTTAGGGTTTTACATACTAGGATCTTTGAAAGTTATAGAGGATCTAGCTAAGAAAATGAATGAATTGACAACAAGTAAGTACAATCCACATTTAGCTAAGATCTCTAGAATTACCGAAAAGCTTAAATAGTAGGTATACTCAAGTATACCATGGCAGATGAAGCAGTTTTAGTTTATGAATTAGAACCACCTATTCCATTCTCCGTGGCAGATGCAAATGGAATAGAGAAAGGGGCAATATGTTCTTTAGTTGATCCTATTACAGCAAGTGGAACTACAGCAGATGGATCTCTTGTAGCTGGAATAGCAGCAAGTGAGAAGATAGCTAGTGATGGTAAAACAAAACTAGGAATTTATAGAAAAGGAATTTTTAAAGTTACTCTTTCTGGAACTTGTACAGCAGGGGATATATTAGAAACTGATGTTTCTCCAAATCATGTAGCACAATATGATGCAGCTGTATCTGGAACTAGAATGATTGGAACTGCATTAGAGAGTGGAAACAGTGGAACAATCTTAATGGAGCTAAACATAGGGCCTGGCGGTAATGCATAAAGATGGCAGATACAAGTGGACAAGCAGAGATAAGAGGAATTGATATTGACAAGTTAGCTAAAGGTTTTGCTGATGAAGCTAATGTTATGAAGAAGTTTGTTACTATGTCTACAACAAGTGCAAGAGAGATTAGATGGTATCAAAAGACATCAGGATTTCTAGATACAACTGATACAACTGCTACAACATTAAGTCAAATGCAGACTGATCAATTAGCACTACCTAGTGTTATTGAACAGAGCTGGACTAGACAAACAAGTTATGTTAGAAAGTTCTTTGTTGAAAGCCCAACTATATCAAGTGAGGATATTAAAGATAGCGACATAGATGTACTAGCTACAAATGTTAGAGATATAGTAAGAGGAGTAGCAAGACAAGTAGATCAAAGAATTATACAGATATTAACAAATGCAGCAGAAGCTACACCTACAACTCCTTTAACTGATACTACAACTTATGGAGCTGTACAGACAGCAGCTAGTGTAGATGAATGGGATCAATCAACAGCTAAACCTATTACAGATATTCTTAATGCAAAACAAAAGATAAGAGCACAGGGATATGATCCAGAAGGAGCTATGTTAGGGATGAATAGTATAGAACATAAGTTATTAATAGCATATTTAATAGAAGAAAAAGGATCTAGTATTCCTGATTGGAGTAGTAAGAAAGTAGAAAGTGGTGTTGTAATGTCTATATTAGGAGTTAATGTTGTTGTAAGTGAGAACTTTACAACTGATTGGGTTACTATGTGGGTACCTAGTAGAGCTATAACATGGAAAGCATTTATGCCTATTACTTCTGTTGTTATGGATGATCCTGGAATTGGTAAGAAGATTAGATGTTGGGAAGAAGGAGAAGCATTACTTACAGATAGACAGGCAGTATTTGTTATCTCAAATACAGGAGTACAATAAGATGTCATTAGCAAATAGAGCAAGACAATATAAGATGTTCATGGAAAGAGGGGAGAAAGAACTAGCAGCAGAGCAAGTTGAAGGACACCCTGAATTAATTGAAGAAGAGAAACCAGAAGCTAAATCTAAGAAGGGAAAGTAAAATGGCAAGTAATGAGCAACCTACTTCTATACAAAATGTTGAATTAGTACAATTTCTAAATCATGGTACAACAGCTCCAGATCCAACTGCATCAGGTTTATCAGGAACTCTATCATGTTCTGGTGGAAGTCTAACTTATATTGGAAGTGCAGGTACAATAACACAACTAGCAGCAGCATAAGATTTATAAGGATGCGAGGCCTACTATTTCTATGGCAGAAAATACAATAGGAGAGAAAGAACTGCGAACAGATTGGGATGAGCTTACTGCTTCTGATAGTACAAAGGATGTAGGACATGAACAAACTTTAGTAGCAGAAGAAGGCTCACTTGTACCTCAAAGAAAGAAAGTAGGATTACAATAACATGGCAAAGAAACCTAGTGCTAAAAGTGTATTGAGAAATATCAGAAAGGCAGAACCTAAGACACCTATAACAGATGAGATGTTTCTTCCTAATCTATCTGGTATTGCTAATCATCCTGAAGCTAAAGGGGCATTTGTTCAAAAAGCTGGGGATATTATGACTGGAGATTTAACTATGACTAATAATTCTGATATTATTGGAGATGGAGTATTAGATATATATACCTCAACAGGAAAATCAATAGGATTAAGAATAGATGATGATGGAACAAACTTAACTCTTGCTGGACTAGGCACATCAACAATAGAGATAGAAGATGATGTAGATTTATTAACAAATGATTTAACAACTACTGGAGATTTATCAGCAGGGAATATATCAGTAGCAGAGGGAGATGATTTACAAATTGGTAGCACAACAGCATTTCCTACAACTTCTATAATAAAATTTGGAGATAGTGATTTTGCTACTATTGATGAGTCCTCTGATGATGTTATTAGATTAAGGGGCAGGGCAGGAGTAGAGTTAGACGTATCGGTTGGCTCTATTAAATTTAAGATGAATGATGAAGATTTAACTTTAAGTTCTGATTTTGGTAATAGGTGGGATTGGGGCTCAACAACAGGAGTTACAGATATGAATTTTGGTAGTTTTGATATAGAAACAGATACAGGAGATATAACAACAGGAACAGGAAATATAACAGCGTTTAATGGAAATGTAGGAACTGCAACAGGGTCGCTTATAGCCAGCACGATGAATATATCTGCTGGAAGTATAACAGACGCAAATGGAACTATAAGTTTTGGTAATGAAAATTTAACAACAACAGGAGATGTAAATATAGATAGTGATAGTTCAGCTCTTTATTTAGGGGCTGGGCAAGATGTTAAACATGTTTATGACGGAACTGATTATCATATTTATCCACAACAACAAGGCACAGGAGATACATTTTTACATATAGATGATAGCCAAGGAACAAAAATACAATTTGAAGATGCAGGAACAGACAAAATTAAAATAAACTTTATTGAAGTTACTACCCCTATTGTAAGTTTATTTTATGACGGGACAGGAGCTGGGGATACTAATGAATTTGTTATAAGGAGAGAGTTAGCAACAGCAAAAGATTTATTAAATATTACTATGGGCGGAGATTTTGATTTTAATGCTGGAGATATGACTACAACGGGAGATGTAACACTCGGGGGAGATTTAACATTTACAGGGGCAACGGACGGATTACCTTATGGATCTCTTTATATACATGAAGAAGCATACACAATTCCTTTAACTCAAAATGTTTATACTCCTATTGCAAGTGGATCAACTATATGGACACAAGGGCCAGTTAATAACACAACTACAAATACATCTTCTGGATCTTTAATAATAGGAAAAGCAGGGATCTATAAAATAGATTGGAGTGTATCAGCAGAAGCAGAAACAAGTAGTCTAGAAGCAGATATAGATGTTTTTGTTAATGAAGTAGAACAGCATGATGGAGCAGCACATAGAGTTTTTGGAGCTGCAAATGATATAGGAAATATGGGAGCAACTGCATTATTAGATCTAGCTGCTAATGATATAATTACATTAAGAGTTAAAAACACAGCAAACAATAATGATATAACTATCTATGATGCTAACATAAATATAGTACAAGTAGGAGGTACATAATGGCAAAAACATATGAAGTTAAGGAGAATGATGTTTTAGTAGAAAGTGAGCAGATCACTAAGACAAGAACTTATAACAAGGCAGACATAGAAGCACAGATTGCTGAACTTCAATTACTAATAGATAAGTTTAAATAGTACCTTGTATATATATATATGAGGGTAGGGTGTAATTTCTTTACTCACCATCTCTACTTTTTACTTCCCTACTCTCGCTAATAAATTCATAGGAGAAATAAAATGACAGATCCAACACCAAAACAAATAGCTTATGGACAGAAACTAGGAATAGACACAGAAGGACATACTAAAGAAAGTCTTTCTAAATTGATTGATGCTAAACTTAATAAGACACCAGCACAAACTCCACAAGCACAACCTACAGAAGTATCAAGGCATGATCTAGTAATAAGCAGAGTGGAGAAACCACATAGCTTTGAGTTCGGAAAAGCAGGAGAAAGACATAAAGTCTATTACAAAGATGTACCTGAATTAAAGGGACAGATTAAGGAGTTAGAAGAAGCTGGACTTTACTTTCCTTCTGGAGCAGAGTTTGAAGTACCTAAAGGCGAACCATAAGTTTATATAGTTAGTTTTGTTACTAATTCTAGGTTTAAATCAAATTTCAGGGGATATGGAAGAGTATCCCCTTAATATTATATAATACTCTCGCGAGCGAGGTAAGCACTCGTTACAAATGCTAGAGGGGTAAAGGAGTTTTGACCTATGCCCCTTGGACAAATAAATTAAAGGAGGATAAAAATGCAAGCAAGTAATGGATGGATTGTAACACTTCTTATCATCACTATTGCTGTTTCTATTGCTGGTTTTCTTTTGATATACCAAAATGTGCCAGACCCCGTAGAGATACCAACTATACCAACAGCTGAAGAAATTGCTTCTCTTGTACCTGTACCTGTAGTTGATACATCGTTGAATGATGAGATATGGGAAGGAGTTTATAGAAGAAGAATTAGAAGGCTAGAAAATGCAGCTGTAGATGTATGTGCTGATGAGTTTGATCAAGATGACATAGAAGATCTATTTGATAAGTTTGTAGATGTTGAATTTGTTGAAGAATTTGAAGATGAAAGAGAATTTGACATTATAGATCTAGGCTTAGATGATGAAGATGATAGACACATCATTATTGATGGAGTTACTAAGTGGAGAATAGATGATGACTATAATGAAATTGTCTATGGAACCTGTGTAGTAACATCAGATGATGGAGATTTAGAAGCTGACTTAAGCTATAGTCTTTAATAGACTTCAAATTGAACATAATAATTACCAGATAAACCAACATTCTCCTTATATATTTGAATTGTTTTTTTAGGAGAATAGTTGTCTGGTTTAGCTTGAATTAACAGAATTTTCTTCTTTTTCTTATGTATTGC